GTAGCACGAGGAGTCGTACTGCCAGGCCGTCCCGTCGTGGACGTAGACCGCGAGGGTGGTGGTGCGGACGGTGGTGGTCACGAGGTGTAGACCCACTCCGTCCGGCAGAGCTGGGGCCCCGTCCCCTTGCGCCAGGTCCGGGAGACGGACAGGAGCACCACGTTGCGGGGCGCGCCCTCGGCCGGGGAGGTCAGGCTGCCGGCCGCGCCCGACGTGCCGGGCAGGGCGGCCAGGGTGCGGTAGTCGGCCTCCGTGTCCACCTTGATCTCCACCGTCCGGCGCCGCAAGAGGGGCCCGCCGAGGTCGACGTAGGCGTTCGTCCCGCCGGGGATCTCCCGGACGGCGGTGTTGCCCTCGTGCCGGTCCTCCAGCCCGGACAGGAGGAGGTCGAAGGTCACCCCCCCGAAGGTCGCCCTGGGCACCGCTTACCTCCCCGACCCCTGGAGGCTCGTGGACGCCCCGGGGGCGGTCGTGGCCTGGGAGGTGGTCAGGGCCTCGAGCACCTGCTGGCGCACCTGCTCGCCCGCCTCGCTCGCGGCCTGCTCGGGGTTCATCCCCACCACGATGTCCATCCCGTGGATCTCGACGTGGACGCGCCCCGCCAGGGCGCCCAAGCGGGCCTCCGGGCTGACGGCGCCGGGGCCCGCCGCGTTCTGCACCCGCAGCCCCAGGGCCTCCGCGATGGGGTCGGAGCCCGGCTTGATCCCCAGGACCGTGCGCAGCCAGTCCTTGACCGGGTCGGAGCCCTCCCGGATGCCCAGCGCGATCCGCATGCCCTGCACCAGGGCCGCCCCCAGCTCCTGGCCGAAGGCGACCATCTGGGGCACCCCGGTGTCCCGGATCCAGACGCTCAGCTGCGCCACCAGCTGGTCCAGCTCCTGATAGAGGGGCGGGACGACGTCGGCCACCCACCGGACGAAGGCCGGCACCCACTCCGCCAGGGCCTGCTCGAGCAACGGCGGCGCGTGCTCTCGGAGCCACTGCCACAGGTCGCCCAGCCGGTCGCGGAGGGCCTGGAGCAGCGGGGGCACGACCTCGCCCACCCAGTCCAGGAACGCCCGCGTCCACGCGGCGAGCTGGGGGGCCAGGGCGGCCGCCACGGCGCCCACCAGGGCCACCACCTGGTCGAGGGCCCCCTGGAGGTCGCCGCTGAAGAGGGCGGTCAGGGCGGGGCCGAGCTGCTCCGTGACCCGCTGCACCGCCTCGAGGGCCCGGGGCAGGTTCTGGGCGAGGAGGGACGCGAAGCGGGCCACGGTGGGCAGCAGGGCCTGGCCCAATTCGGTCTGGATGTCCCGGAAGGAGGCCCGGATGATCCGGGAGGCGTTGGCCAGCCCGGTCGCGGTGCGGGCGAAGTCCCCCTGCTGGCGCCCCGTCTGCTCGAGGATGAGGGCGTAGCGGGCCTGCACCTTCTGGGCCTCGGTCAGCTCCTTGGTGCCCTGCGCCAGCCCCAGCTCCACCGCCTTCTGCTTGACCGCCTCCTCGCTCAAGAGGACGCCGACCGTGCGCAGGGGCTCCGCCTCCCCGACCAGCCCGGAGCGGAGCTTCTCCAGGGCCTCCGCGGGGTCGATGTTGTTGAAGGAGGCCAGGTCGGCGGCCAGCCGCACCAGCGAGGTCGACATGTCGGCGGCGGCCTGCTCCCCCAGCCCGGCGGTGCGGAAGAGGGCCCCGAAGTTCCCCGCCGCCTCGAGGGCCTCCGCGCGGGAGATGCCCAGGGACTGGGCGGTCGTCTTGGCGAAGTCCTGCACCGTGCCGGCGGCCGCCCCGAAGACCTGCTCGCTGCGGCTGAGCTGCTCGTTGAGGTCGGACGCCTGCCCGACGAGGGCCCCCACGGCGTCGAAGGCCGAGTGGGCCCCGTCGACGATGGTGCGCAGCCCCTGCCCGGCCAGCCCCAGCTGGCCCAGCCCGCCGACGACGCCCCCCAGCCGGGCGAAGGCGCCCCCGGCGCGCTCCACCCGGCGCTCCACCCCGGCCACGTCCTGGCCCAGGCGGACCAGCACCCGGCTGGCCTCGTCCTGGGCCTCGATGACGATCCGCAGCTCAGCCGCGGTCGGCACGCCCCGCCTCCTCGGCGGCGTCGTTCAGGAGGGCCACGGCGGCGCGGACGACCGGGGCGGGGGTGGCCATCAGCTCGGCCCACGTCCAGCCGAAGCGGAGGCAGACGACGAGGTCGCTCCGGGTGCCCTCCCACCAGTCGCCCCCGGGCCTTTTTTTGCCTCGAGGTCCGCGATGTGGCGGTCGAGCGCCGCGTTGAGCTCCGCCGCCGTCCCGGGCTCCAGGGCCTCGATGGCCTCCCTGGAGACGACGACGGGCTCCCCGTCGGCGTCGACCAGCGACCAGTCGAGGAGCCACACGGCGAGGCGCTCGACCTCGAACCGGGCCCAGTCGACGGACAGCTGGGGGGCCTGCCCCGTCTCCGCCAGCACGGCCGGCACGCCCGTCAGGCCCACGGTGGCCAGGCGCCGCTGCTGGCCGTAGGAGAGCTCCTGCCGGACGCTGACCCAGTCGCCGTCGGACAGCTCCAGGCGCACCTGGGCCCCGCTGGCGAAGCGGTCGCGCCGGCGCGTCGTTACGGTCCCGTTCGTCGTCATCCGGCCCCCTCTACCGATGGCCCCGCACAGTCCCGGACGGCCCCGTACAGCCCCCGTACGGGAGCAACACGGCGCCCGCTGGGGGCCCTATCGTCTGAGCGATGCATGACCATATCTCTGCCGTCGTGTGGGTGCTGGCGGGCGGGCTCGGCGCCGTCCTGCTGCGGGAGCTGCTGTGCTGGTACTGGAAGGTCAACGAGGTCGTCGGCCTGCTGAAGACCATGGTCGTCCGGCTCGAGGCGCTCGAGGGCCGGCGCCCCGGGCCGGCCCCGGCGGCGCCGGTCGCCGCCCCGGCGGGCGGGGAGATCCCCCCGTTCCCGGCGAAGCCGGTCAACGGCGGGGGGCTGCGGTCGGCGCTGTCCGGGCGCATGGGCTAGAGGCTGATCACCGCGCCGGTGCCGTAGGCCGAGTACGTCCCCCGCACCCGGGTGGCCCCGTCCACCCGGGTCTCGATGCTGGCGTCCAACCAGGCCGTGCAGGCGATGTACTTGGCCGGCACCCGGGCCGTGGGGTAGAGGTACATCTTCACCCCGTCGGCGGACGTGGACGCGGCGAACAATTTGGCCTCGTCCGAGTTCCAGTAGCCCTCGAAGGTGCCCCGGAGCGCCGGCCAGCCCTGCAATTCCTCCTGGTTGACGCTGTCGAAGTTGGTCACGTCGACCCGGGCGGTGCTCCGGTCCATCGTCCAGGCGGTCATGGTGAGCAATCTGGACGCCGTGCCCGTGGCACTGGTGCTGATGTAGATGGCTGCGTCGCGGCCGTGGTACAGCGGCACGGTCAGTCTCCTTGGCTCGGCGGGAATAACCGCGCCACCAACTGGGCGGCGCGGTCGTGGTACGTGTCGTGCCGGACGCGCTCGGGCAAGCCCTGCGCCCGGCGCCGCCGGCGCTGCGGGTCGGCCAGCAGGGGGCGCACCGCCTCCTCGAGCGCGGCGGGGTCGTCGACGGTGACGACGGCGTCGCCCAGCCGCTCCGCCTGCTCGAGCCGGGGCTGGGACACGGTGCAGACCCCGTCCGCCGCCAGCTCGTAGGCCCGGGGGTTCATACTCTCCGCCGGGGCGCCCCCGGCCCCCCGGTAGAGGTTCAGGCCGACCTTGGCCGCCCGGTACAGGGCGCCCACCCGGGCGTTGTCCACCAGGCCGTCCCGGACGTACGGCGCCAGGGGGTGGCCGGCGTCCACGTGGCCCCAGCTGCCGTACAGCCCCAGGTCGATCCCCGTCCAGTCGACGCAGGACAGCAGCTCGGTGCGGCTGGCGAAGCCGGTGCCGACGAAGACCACGTCGTGGGCCCGCACGTCCCCCGTCCGGTCCCACCGGTCGCCGCCCCCGTGGGTGGCCGGGTCGTAGCCGGCGGGGAGGTAGTGGGTGTGCGGGTTGGCGGGGCGCAGCGCCGCCACCGAGCGGCGCTCGTTGGTGAAGCACACCTCGAACAGGGGCGCCACCTTGGCCTGCTCGGGGTCGTCGTAGGGGCTCTCGGTGAACACGACCGCCAGGCGCAGCCCGGCCCGGCGGGCGAGGATCAGCACGTCGGGGTGGAGGTAGGCGGCGCAGACCACCACCACCCACTCGGGCTCGAAGCGCAGGGCCCGCTCGAGGAGCCCGATCCCGGCCGCGTACTGGACGTCGGCGGCCGTGGGGCGCACGTCCTTGAGGGGCCCGTCCGCCCGGACGTGCTTGCGCCAGCGGTACTCCAGCGTGACCCGGCTCTCCGCCAGGCGGGCGCCCAGGGCGTACTCCTCGACCTCGTGGCCCCCGGCCCGCAAGCCGGCCAACAGCCCCGTGTGCACGTCGTGCGTGGCCCACCGGGCCCCCCCGTGGACGAGGAGCAGTCTCACGTCGGGGCCCCGTCGGGCTTCCAGCAGTCCAGCCCCATGTCCCACCAGCTGGGCACCGAGAGCCGGGGGTCGTCGCGGGGGATCGGCTCCCCCAGGCGGAAGCCGGCGCGGACGAGGGCCCGCCGGAGGGTCGCCCCGTCGTAGGCCCACTTGTGGCGGCTGGGCTGGATGGTGGAGTAGAGGCACCAGGCGCAGACGCTGTCGAGGTCGTCCAGGTTCCAGTAGACCCCGGCGGGGCACTCGACGACCTCGTGGCGCTGCTCGAGGTACCGGGCGAGGACGGCCCGGGTGTCCGGGACGACGACCCCGAGCCGCCCCCCCGGCACGAGCACCCGCCGGCACTCGCGGAGGAGCTCGCCGCCCTCCTCCGGCTCGAAGTGCTCCAGCAGGTGGCCCAGGTACACCTCGGCCACCGAGTCGTCGGGCGCCGGGATCGGGGGGACGGAGTAGTGTCGGTCGGCGGGGGTCTCCGGGTCGGCGTCCCAGTTCTCCCACCCCGGGATCGGGTAGGCGCCACAGCCGAGGTTGAGCTTCACGGGTCGAGCACCGGGACGACCACCGCCCGGACCTCCGCGTGCGCCTTCACCGGGGCGACCTCGCCGCCCCCGGTCGTCCAGTCCTCGGCCTCACTCGGCTGGGCCTGGGCGATCACCTCGGGCTGCCACAGCACCCGCTCCAGCCCGCCCCAGTGCTCGACCGTCTCCTTGATCATGTCGTAGTCGCCCTGGTAGCGGTTCGTCCAGAGGCCCAGCTTGGCGGGGACGTTCGGCGCCACGATGCACTCGGCGTCGATGTGGTCCTGCTCCAGCCAGCCCGCCGTGTGCCAGTAGAGCTGCTTCCAGGGGGAGATCCAGCGGAACAAGAAGACTCTGGGGTCGCGGGGGTGGTCGAAGACGCGGGCCCGCAGGGCCCGGGCGATGGCCGGGAAGGCGAACCGGGTGTAGACGTCGTCGTCGCCCAGCCAGCTGAGGTACGTCCCCCGGGCCACGGTGGCGCCGTAGGTGCGCTGGGGGTGGCCCCAGGCGTGCACCCCGCCGTCGTGCTCCACGTAGCGGACGCGCTCGGGGTACTGGTCGGCCAGGGCCCGGGCCCGGGGGAGCTGCTCGGCCCAGGTGCCGGCGTAGGTGTCGCCGACGAGGATCACCTCGTAGGGGAGCCACTCGCCCTGGCGGAGGAGGGAGTTCACCGCCCGCTCGAGGCTGGGGCGGCCCACGGTGGGGACGATCACGCTCAACAGGGCGCGTTCCATCGCTACACCGCCGTGACCTCGACCTCGAGGGCGCAACCGAGCAACGATCCGCCCGCAGTCTCCACGACCGCCGGGGGCCGGGAGCCGCCGAGCACTCGGGTGTCGTTGGCGACGTTCCCGAGAGTCGGATCACGGTAGATGGCGGCGGGGATGCTCTTGCTGCCACTCGGGGCCAGGTAGGCGAACAGGGCCTGCTGGGCGTTGACCAGGCTGGCCGGGTTGACGAAGACCCAGACCTCGAACACGGGCCGCCACGTCCCGTCGAAGGTCGAGTCGTACTCCCAGCGGACGGGGCCGCCGACGCACACGGCGGGGGGCTCCGGCTTGGGGTGCATGAGCGGGTAACAGGCCAGGCCGGAGATCGTCTCGCACCGGTGGGCCAGGCCCTGCGCCAGCTGCTGGACGCTGCTCACGCCACGCCCCCGATCCGGGCGACGAACCGGGCCCCGGCGGCGGCGAACAGGCGCGCGATGCGGGACTCGTGCGTGCGGAAGGCGGGCTCGAGGAAGGGCCGGGCCGGGATGCCCGCCGTCCCGATCTTGCGGGCGATCACGAAGACGGCCTCGGCGGGGATGCCGTGGCGCGCCATCCAGCGCAAGAGGGGCGCCCGGGGGGGCCACTTGCGCAGCGGGCGGCGCCCCCGCTCCACCACCACGCCGTAGCGCACGGACGGGCCCACCTCGCCGACGAGCACGTCCCCCCGCTGGTGCTGGCGGTGGGTGATGGAGTTCATCAGGCGGCGGGTGTCCTGCCGGACGTTCCGCCGGGCGTCCGCCTCGATGAGCAGGAGCGAGGCCGTCATCGCCCGGGCCTCCTCCGCGCGCAGCAGCTCCGGGCTCCGGTTGAGCGCGCGGGCCAGGGGTTCCGCCCCCTCGAGGCGCAGGGTGACGGGCATCAGACCATGACCCACTCGCCCCCGACCGCGACCCCCCCGGCACTCGCCTGGGACGCGGCGAGCAGGGCGCCGGGGGAGCCGGGACGGGCGACGGGAAAGAGGAGGCTGAGGGCGTCCGCGTCCTGCCGGGGCAGCACCTGGGAGGCGTCCAGCTCCGGCTGCTGCAGGACGCCGAAGGGGGCCTCCCGGCGCTTGTAGAAGCGGGCCGCCAGGAGGAGGTTCGCCTCGGCCACGTTGGCCGGGCAGCGCCCCCGGGCGTCGACGTACCCCCACTGCCCGGTCAGGCGCACCAGCTCGCCGGGGACGAAGGCGTAGGGGGTGGTGCCGGCGGGGGGCGTGGCCCAGGTGCGCAGGGCGTCGTAGGGGGGGCCGCCGTACGGCTCCAGGCTGTACTGGGCCGGGACGAGCACGGTGGCGAAGGTGCGGTCGCCGGCGCTGTCCACCGCCACGGTGGGCGCGGTGGAGACCAGGTCGACCACCGAGACCAGGTCGATCGTGGCGGCGGCGTAGACCCGGGCGGTGGCCGCCGGCGAGAGGCCGAAGCGCCGGCCACAGAACCAGTCGGTCCAGACCCGGGCGGCGTCCAGCGCGCGCTGGAGGTCGACGTGGGTGGCCGTGTCCTCGCTGGGGAGGTCGAGGACCTGGGCCAGCTCCTCCACGAGGGCGTACGGCGGGACGAGCGAGACGGTGGCGCTCACGCCTCGGACGGCTCCTCTCCCGCGTCCTCGTCCGGCTCGGCCTCCTCCTCCTCCTCCTCCTCCTCGAGCGCTTCGTCGGGGGGCTCGGGCTCGGGCTCGGGCTCGGGCTCGGGCTCGGGCTCGGGCTCGGGCTCGGGCTCGGGGTCGGGCGCCGGCGGCGCCGCCGGCGGGGGCGGGGGCACGCCCGTCGGGCGCGGCGGGCCCCCG